TGTACGCGCTTGCCAGATTTCAACAGATATCATGAGAGCTGCTTGCTGGACTGCCATATCGGTTGTCCAGTCTGTGTAAGTCGTAGTCGATACAGATCCGTAAGGATAAATCGGATGATAACCCTGAGCAGTAGTGTGATTAGTATTCACGCTAATTGACAAATCATTAACGGCTGTAATTGTTTTGGTGCCGTTATATGAACCGCCTGAGTTAGCAATCGTGACGCTTTGACCTACATAAAAAGTCTCGCGAACATTGTCATTAAAATATAGAGTGCCTGATCCTACTGTGTTTTCGTGTGCAACTGTGAACCATTTTGGAGCCCATAACATTGGGACTAGAACGGCATCTGCCGCATCGCATACTTCCTGCAAAACGGCATCTGTATACAGTGTGCCAACACCTAAAGTGGTGCGTAACTCAGTAACTGTTGTGAGTGCCATCATGTCCTTTCTAAAGACTCTGGGGAGTAGAGGGCTACTACTCCCCAGAGCGACTTAATTACCTAGTTATCAGGTTAGGTTAAACCAGTTCGCGCCAGCCGCTAACTTAGTGGCAAGTGCTCCCTGACCGAATAGCAGAATATCTACTGTTCCGTCTGAGTTAATGTTTGTGCGAAGTTGCTGACGAGCACCCTCGTACCATGTGTAAGCATCTGGGTTGATAACAGCCATTGAGTAATCAGCAGTACCGACTCCGCCAGAACCCTTCATGTAACGAGATACACGAAGATCAAGACCTGCAACATTACCGCGCAGGCTTGTTGGTGAAAGTGCTCCTGCATTATTTTGAGGATTTGCAGCGATGTAAATTGGTCGACCAGCATCATTGTATGACATGATGTTAGCCCACTGCTCTGGTGTGACAACCATGTTGCGAGCAAAACCAAGTGAAGCAGAATAAACTGCTGCTGCTGCGCTTGAAACATAACTTAACAAACCTGTTGCTGAGTTAGCCTGTGCTGTTGCGTTAAGAGTACCTGCGCCCTGAATAGCTGTTGTTACAAATTCTTCAGTATCTTTTGCGTAAGCGTATTCCATCTGGACAAGAAGTTCATCTAGGAAAGCAGGTGTTGAATTTGTTAGCAATTCGAGAGTTGTGATTGCACGACCCTTGAAAGACTTCTTTGTTACTGTGATAAATGATGCTTCAAGTTGTGAATCTGTAACTGCACCATTCTCATCGATCTGATCGACTAGAGGCACTTCAGTAATCTTAGGCAACTCAAATGTCTTTCCAAATTCTGGCATTGTTCCGCGAGAAACTGAATCAATCATTGGGCGATCTGCGTTAGACAAGAAGTTAAGTAATTGTGTGCTTTGTGGTGTTGGAATAAATCCTGCACCTGTTGTCTGATCGTTGTCAGCAGCGCGTAGCCATTGACGAGATTCATCATCACCAAAGAGGTTAGCCTTTAGTGTGTTTTCCAAGTAATTACGCTTTGTGATTTCGATTCTTGGAGATGTGTAGTACATCGCTGTTACAGTAGGGCGAGCAGCCTCGACAGGTGCTGCCTCTACTGCAGGTGTTGCTTCGACTGCTGAAGTGGTATCTTCCACGGCTGTCTCGCTTTCTGTAGTTGGGTTTTCTTCAACAGGGGTAACTTCCTCTGCTGCGATCTCTAGCACCTGAGCAGACTTAAAGGCTGGCTCTGTTACGAGAGAAACTTCTTTTAATTTAGCCGCTGTAACGACTGTGTAGCCATTGCGTGATGGCTTAGATGCAAGGATCTCTGCGCCTATGCTTAAACCAGCAACCAAATTTTCGCTTGCCATGATTAAAGCATCTGTGCCAGCCTGTGAACGGCTTAGCTTGAAGGTTGCGTAAATACCATCTTCACGAACTTCAGCAGCAGTCATACGACCGACAGGCTTCTTCATGTCGTGCTGTGACAGTAACTTAATCTTTGTTGGGTCTGCAATCTCAATAGATCCTGCCTCAAAAGCATAAGATCCAAGATTAGTGCTGCCAATCTCATCAATACCGAAAGGCACTATCTTGCCGCTGATTTCGCGCTTTTCTTCATTGCACTCAATCATTGTGGCTTCAATGTATAAATTTTCCATTAGCCTTCACTTCCGTTAGGTGTTAGATCTTCCATCTGCATTGCTTGTTCAATTGTAATTAAACCAAGTGAAAGCATCTTTTCAATTACAAGCAAACGCTCCATAGGTTCAACGCGAAGGAAACTTGAGTCTAGATCGAACTTTACATAGTGACCAGCAGTAGATATATCATCCATGCTCAAACGTTGCTCGATTGCAGAGATGTATGGCTGGAACGCTAGTGCTACCAATTGTTTTCTTTCATCAAGAATGTTTGCATATGTCATTGATGTGTTCATGTCTGCTGACAAGTAGTAAGCAGGGATGCCGCACAATCGACTGATCTCTGTGGCAAGATTCTGAATTGCCTCGTTGTACATCATGTCTTTAGGACTAAAACCGATATTCTGGGCTTCTAAAGTAGATGTTAGATATGCAGTGGATCTATTCTGACGAGCGGACTTCCATGAAGCTAGTAAGCCTTGAACTTCCGCAGGTGGAAGATCTGCCCCTGTATTTTTTAGCACTGTAGTAGCCATCGGAGTTTGAGCAGCTACAGCAGCAGCCTTCTGGATGTCGATAGCTGCTTGAATTGTTCTTGCACCTGTTGTGAGTACGCCTTCGTTAAATGCTTGGAATGTAACTAGAGATCCAAGACCAGACATCGGACGAGGTGAACCATCAACATAGTATTGAGTCACAACAGTGTTAGTTACATTAAGATCAAAAGTGATACGAGTATTTGCTACCCACTCAAAAGATGCAGGGCGATTATCTTCCTGATAAGTCTCTGTAACTTCTAAGAAGGCTTGCCCAAAGAATAGAAGGCTATCGACCAAATAGCTGACAGTTACGAACTGAGGCTGTGACTTAGATAATTGATGAACCCATCGAGGTGCTGCAATACTTTCGCCTGTAGACTTTTTCTTGTACTCTAGCGGAATAGATCCGACTGTGCAGAGAAGATCGCGGCATCGCTTGATAGCAGGGACAGCCATAGCATCTCGTCTACCAATTACAGGGAATGTAAAGTTGTAGATTGAGTTAATGCCATCGCCCATAATCTTAGGCGCGAGCTGTGCCTCTAACATTTCTGGCTTACGCGAAAAGATACCCATAGACAGAAATTGTAGCATTTGTCAAGCAATTAGACAATGTGTTAGGGCGTGTCTAAGTATAAATCTGTGGCTTAGGTGCAGGGATCATTAACTTGCTAACTACCATAGCCAACCCAATCGGAGCAGAGATGTCACCTGCTGACTTGCGCTTAATAATGCGCCACGCGCTGTCATTGACTTTGGCTGCACAGTTATTCATCTGCTGAATAAACTCAGCTTGCCCATTGTGGACAACTCTATGGTTATTAAGTCCTTCTGCAAGATCTCCACAGGCTTTATAGAATTGCTGCCCTGAGACATCCTCGATCATAACTCCAGCATTAGCCAAGCGATCTGCAATCGTCTGAGTGGCGTACTTGTCAAAGCAGACAAGCCGTGGCTTATAGATGTCGCACCAAGCCTTTATACTTGCTGCCATCTTTAGCTCATCAATAGCAACCTGAGATGTGTAAGTCTCCAAGATTCCGATGCCAATCCGCCCATCTGGGAGAAGTTGTCCTGCGACCAATGATCCGTTCCTGCGTGACGGACTGACATCGAATCCGAATATAGTATAAGCCCCGATAGCCATTTCAAGTGTGCTATCCGATGTTTCTTCCAAGATGCCATGTTGCCACGGACTACTTAGTGAGTCGATCCATTGGCAAAGAGTTTCTGTACGCGTGTTTTCAATCGGTGAAGTAGCAATCGCTTCTTCAATCGCTTCTTCTGTAATGGTGTATCCCAAAGAGGGGTTAGCCAAAGCCCATGCATCGCGATCGGTTATCTTGCAGTATTGAGGGGCTGAGTATTCGTAGAATCCGAATGACTTAGGCGGGTAGTCAATGGCTCTTTCTCGTAAGTCGTTGAGTACAGTGCTGAAAGCGTCTCCTGCATTAGAGGTAAGAAGCGTTTGAGAATTTGGGTGAGCTCTAGTAGTTGGAGTTGCAGCTCTAAATCCATCTTCTGTGATCTCTCGAACTTCATCGATGTAGAGCAGTCCATTGACTGATCGACCGCGAGAGCCGTCTCTAGTTGCTGCGACAACATCAAGCCTTGCTCCAGATAACATCTCAATAGACTCTGTGCCGTTGGCGTGTCTGATCTGTTTAACGAATCCTTTAAGGTGGTCATTGGTCTCCAATAGGTGAGTGACTTGTCTAAATGTGTCGAGTGCCATGCTTCTGTTAGAAGACATGATAAGCACATTGGTATTCCACTTGATGAGGTGAGCAAGGATAAGCATTCTGGCTAAGTGGGTCTTGCCGTTCTGCCGAGCGACCAAAATCAAGTTTGTCTTGCGAATCCACATGCCTTTTTTGTCCACAGTAAGCATGTCTTTCAACACAAATTCCTGCCATGGCATTAAGTCCATCTTGACGATAGCGCATAGATCTTTTACATCTTGCAGCTTGTTTTCGCCCTTTAGAAGTGGACTGTGAAGCCTTGGTTTGGTTGCCCCTCGCAGGGCTTTGGATTTCTTGGGCTTAGTTGTCATTGATCTGTGACTGGTCGGGTCTTAAAAGGACTGTCTAGCATCGGTTCGGACTGCATCGGGGAGATATAGGTTGAAAAGACAGGGGGGGTAGCCGTCTGTGCTAAAAAAACCCCCTCATTGAGCGCACCCTTGCGCAGGTTGCATGACTTGCATAACACTCTTAGATTATCAAGGCTGTGGTCTCCACCTGCCTTGCGTGGGATGATGTGGTCGATGTGCATCTCGCCTTCATCTGTTCCACATATCTG